GGTTTTACATTCTGGAAAGTGTGTGATGAGTCAAAGAAGATTCTGAAAGACTGGTTGAAGTGGTGTTTAGATGAAAGAACTAATGGTGAGGTTACTACATTCTCTGGTAAGGGAGAGTTGGATGGATTCGAAGAGGTTCGTCATGATCAAAGTATCCTTACTAACATTGCTATTCGTGATGGACTCCCAGTAGTTGGTAGTGACATTCGTAACTTTATTGAGTGTAATGCTGACTATTGGTATGAGAGATACAACAAAGGAATTGTTTCTCTCTATCGTCCTATTGATCAGTTCCTTGTAAGTATCAAAGACCAGGTTGATTACCTAAAACCAGAACCAGTCGATAGTTTGATCCTTACAGTCCACAACCAAGAAGATATTATTGAGGATGTATTGAAAGGTATTGAGGATAATACTGATGGTAACTATGAGTTGATTGTAGTTGTAGATGGTTGCACTGATAAATCAGAAAAAGTCATCACAGACTATTTGAAAAACTCTGAGATTACTAACTCTGTAATCAATACACCAGATGTATTTGAGACAAAGGCAAACAACGCTGGTCTCAAATTGGCTCAAGGTAAATATGTAACTATCATCCAAGATGATATGGTCATTCGTGAGAAGGGTTGGAATACTCGTATGAGGAAACCCTTTAAAGCGTTTGATGATGTGTTTGCTGTGACTGCTAGAACTGCACACAACTACAAGTTCAATCCAAACTCCACACATCTTGGAATGGAGGAAGACTTGGATAACTGTTGGTGTGATATTGTAGATCCATGTGATGAAGCAAATCAATCAAACATTGATAGAAACACATTTGCTGTAAGAGGCACAGTAAATCGTGGTCCTCTGATGATCAATAGTGAAGATCTTAGAAAGATGAATTACTTTGATGAGGAGTTCTCACCACAGGATATGGATGATCATGATCTCATGTTCCGTATGAGAAAGAAACTCAATAAGGTTGTGGGTTGTTATTGGATTGATTTTGTATCAGATCCAAGTTGGGGTGGAACTCGTAAGGAGACTGGAGAACCAGCACCATGGTTGTATAAATCACAACACAAAAACAGTAAAATATTCTACAATAGAAACAAAGACAATCTTGAGAGAATTATTATTAACAGGGAGTTACCAGAATGACATACAGTAAAAGGTTTAGTAGTAAGTTCTTTGCTAAGATGCTACAACCAGCAGGACCAAATAATCCTGTAAGAGATAGGGCAACTTCCCTCTCTATGGTGTTTGAGATCTTAGATGAGAAGAAGAATAAAGACTTCTTCATTGTAGAGACAGGATGTATGAGAGCAGACCACGGTCAACTTGCTCTTGGTGATGATGGAGCTAGTACCTATATCTTTGATGACTTCATTAACTACTATGATGGTGAAGTAGCTTCAGTGGATATCAATCCAGATAATGTGGCACACGCTCAGAAGATGGTATCTGACAAGACACAGGTGTATTGTAGTGATTCAGTAGAGTTTCTATGGAACATTCCTTCGAAGAGAAAGATTGATCTATTGTATCTGGACTCATTTGATTTTGAACCAGAAGATCCTATTCCTTCACAGAAACATCATCTTAAGGAACTCACAGCAGTTATGAAAAACTTGAGAAAAGGTAGTATAATTATGGTTGATGACAACCTTAATACCCCTGAGTTTGAATGGTTCACCAAGATTGCACAAGGTGGTAAGGCAGGATTCGTAAAAGAGTTCATGAAAGACATTGGAGCAGAACTCCTCCTTGACGAGTATCAAATTATTTGGAGACTATGATGAACGTAAAACTGTTTCGTATTGTCACTGGCGAAGAAGTAATTGCAGAGGTAGTTGAAGAAAACGCATCTACTGTAACTGTAAGAAATGGACTGGTTGTGATTCCACAGGCACAGAACATTGGGTTTGCACCTTGGTCTGCTGTAGTTAGTAGAGAGAAACCAGAACTCGAAGTTTCTCGCACACACATTGTATATGTTGGAGAGGTAGAACACTCTATTAGAGAGAAGTATGATTCTATCTACGGTAGTAAACTGGTAACACCTGAACCCAAGGGTTTGATCCTCCAATGAGCTATTTTCAATTTGCTAAGAATTACTATTCCGCCAACGGTGAGGATGGTATCACAGAACAACTATTCAAAGATCTCAATATCAATGATGGTGTAGTATGTGAGTTTGGTGCATGGGATGGATTTGATAATAGTAATACTGCATACTTCTGGTTCACCAAAGACTTCTCAGCTATTTTAATTGAAGGTCTAGAGAGTAGATTTAATCAACTTGTAGGTAACACAAAGGGGTTTGATGTAACCTGTATCAAGAACATGATACAAGAATCTGGTGATGATAGTATTGATAACATTCTTGATCGATCTATGGTGAAGTTGAACGATGATAACTTTGCTTTGATGTCTATTGACATTGATTCATTTGACTATTATGTGTTTGGTAGTATCAAGAAGTATCGTCCTAAGGTTTGTATTGTAGAAACCAGTAGTGGATACACACCAGACCAAGACTTTGTTTCTCGTAACGCTGGTTGTTCTCTAAAGTCTGTAGCAGAATTAGGAGAGACTATTGGATATAAGTGTGTGATCCATACAGGTAATGCATATTTTGTTCGTGATGATTTGGTTCATCTTTTGCCAGACTATGATTATAGTTTAGATGCAATCTATAGCTCTCCGTCAGATATCGATTCTAGACAAGTTGTATGATTTTAGACATCCTACATGATGGTGATGAGATACTGAAAAAGATATCTTGTTCTGTCATTTTAGATGATGAAGTTAGAGAGTTCATTGGATCTATGAAAGAAACAATGATCGATGCTAATGGTATAGGTTTAGCTGCACCTCAAGTTGGTAGAAATATCAGAGTCATTGTGGTTAAACTTCAGTATGGTGACATACAAGAGATGATTAATCCGGCTATCAAATGGTATTCGGATCACACTGTCAATATTGAGGAAGGATGTTTGAGTATTCCTGGTAAACATATTGAACTTATCAGACCCAGTAAAATCTCAATATCATTTCAAGATTTGAGTGGTAAATATAAAAGGTGGAAACTAAAATCACTTGAAGCTCGTATAGTTCAACATGAGATCGATCACTTAGATGGAGTATTGATGACGGATTATGAGTGATAAAATTATTCTGAGGAAGAGAAATGAAAGCTGTTGTTCTTGAAGAACTAAATCAACCTCTTGCACTTAGAGAAGTAGGATTAACTGAACTTAAGTTCGGTCAGGTATTAGTAAAAGTATTGGTAAGTGGGTTGTGTGGAGCACAACTTCGTCAGATTAAAGGTCATGAAGGTAACGAAAAGTTTCTACCACACTTGATAGGTCATGAGGGTTGTGGTATCGTTGAGGGTGTGGGTATTGGTGTCACTACCGTAAGACCTGGAGACAAAGTTGTTATGCATTGTCACCTTGGTTCTGGTATAGAATCATCTTCCCCTTCATATACTTTGGATGGTAAGACTATCTCTAGTGGAAAGATTACTACCCTAAGTGAGTTCTCTATCGTATCTGAAAATCGTGTTACTAAGATTGATCTCAAAACCCCTTCGGTTCTCGCTGCTATGCTTGGTTGTAGTCTCACCACTGCTCTGGGTATTGTTGACAATGAATGTGAACTGAAGTTCGGTGAGTCTGTTGCTATTCTTGGTTGTGGTGGTGTAGGGTTGAACCTTATCCAAGCAGCCAAGATGAAGAATGCATCACCCATTTATGGTGTGGATATAAACCAAAGCATGTTTGATCTAGCTTCACAACTAGGAGCAGACTGTTTTGTGTATGATATTCAATATCTTCCAAATAAATGTGATATTATTATCGACACAACTGGTATTCCTGATGTTATCTCTGCAGCTTTTGAAAGATTGAAACCTGGTGGAAGATTGATCCTAACTGGACAACCTGCACCAGACCGTCTTGTATGTCTTCCTAATGTTGTATCCATGTTTGATGGTGATGGTAAGTCTATTCGTGCCATAAGAGGTGGTGGGACTGATCCTGAGAAGGATATCCCTCGTTATATTAAACTTGCCCTCAAAGGTTTATTGGATTATGAGACCATACATACTCATACATTTACACTCGATGAAATCAATGAAGCTTTTGATTTGTTGAGGAGTGGAAGTGCTGGTAAAATTATGATAAAGATTAGCGAATCATGAAACGACTAGACAAAGAAACAGGTAAA